CTTGGTTTCCTTGAGCACCGGCAACACCAATACCAAACATGCCCTGATTACCTTGGTTTCCTTGGTTGCCCTGATTGCCTTGGTTTCCTTGGTTGCCCTGATTGCCTTGGTTTCCTTGAGCACCGGCAACACCAAACCTGCCCTGATTACCTTGGTTTCCTTGAGGCCCTCCGGCGGGTCCGGTTGGTCCCACGGGTCCGTCAACACCATCTAACTGAACCCACTGGAATGAGTCGCCGTCATAGTTAAAGATAAAGTGGATACCGGTAGTGGTGTCATACCAAATATCGCCAGGCAACACGTTTGTTGGTTGTACTGGACCAGCAACAAAAGATAGACTACCAGTTACACCCTGTCTTCCCTGAACACCTTGTGGTCCAGTAGGGCCTTGGCTTCCAGCACCCTGATGTCCTTGCGGTCCAGACGGAGCAATAGCAAATCCGGTGGGACCAGACAAACCTTGAACGCCTTGGTTGCCTTGATTACCTTGTGGTCCCGCGATACCCTGATTGCCTTGCGAACCAACAGGACCGTCCGCACCATCATTGCCCTGTGGGCCTTGGTTGCCTTGATTACCTTGTGGTCCCGCGATACCCTGATTGCCTTGATTTCCTTGGTTACCCTGTGGTCCTTGATTTCCTTGGTTACCCTGAACACCCGTTGCACCAGTCACACTGTTACTTGCGAGGATCGTCCCGTCTGGGAAAGTGATCGCGCCCGTGATAATATTAATACCACCGGACACACCGAGACTCACACCGTCAAACAGAAGACTAGAAGAATACGAAACACCCTCAGAGTTACTAACATTGAACGGTATGGCACCACCAAGACCGGTCGCACCGACTGTCTTCAGTGAAGGTGATGTTGGATCCGACAGTGCTTGCAATCCGGCCGGATCAACACCATGAACTGTTAATCTAGCACCAGTAACTCCATCTCTAATCACGGGTTCGAAACCTATTGTAAACCCGGCCGCGAGTCCCTCGAATTGAGGATATAATTCTGAGTTATCAATAACCTCAAGGAAGGCCATATCGTGTACAACCTTGGGACTGGTGCTAGCGTCTTTCGCCTGGAAGTAACCATCAGGGTTGTTCTTTCGAGAGGCGTTGAGTGCGACCCACGGGCCAGAAAGTCCAAGTGATGTGAGTTCTAGACCAACTCCAGTATTAAACCACTTTTCACCCGTTACAGAATTTATCGGCAAATCAGGGCCAACAGTGTATTTCCCAACGCCACCAGATCCACCTGTCCCAGCCGGACCAGTTGGCCCTTGAACACCATCAGATCCAATCACACCATCAAGTTGTAACCACTGGTAGGAATCTCCATCATAGTTAAAGATAAAGTGAATACCAGTTGTAGTGTCGTACCAGATATCACCAGGCGTGGCCCCTGATGGTTGTTGATCAGAAACGGCAAACGAAACACCTCTACCCTGAACACCATCATCTCCTTGAGGACCATCATTACCTTGAGAACCGTCATTACCTTGAGGACCATCGGGGCCTTGAGGCCCCTCATCACCTTGAACACCATCATTACCTTGGGCTCCATCGTTACCTTGAACACCATCATTACCCTGACGACCGTCGAAACCTTGAGGACCATCATTACCCTGATTACCAGCAACACCGATACCAATACCATCCACACCATCCTTCAGATAGTATACATAGAATTTTTCATCGACGAAACCAGTCAACTCTGAACCAGCAGTTCCGGTAATAGTATATTCATAAACGCCCGGGAAACTAGAAGAATTAAAAGTTACGCCATCATATCTCAAAGTTTGATATCTATTTCTATCAGACTCAAGAGTCAAGAACAGACTTCCCACACCCGTAGCACCGACAAAACTACCATCCCAGTACACACTAAAGTCCTGACCAAATTGATCGTTTGGATGTATTAGAACTCTAGCGCCAGATTGAATCGAAAATCGACCGTCGTTGCTGCCGTCGATGCCAGCCCCAAGTGACATCTTATAAAGAAGACCTATATTACCGGTAATACCGGTGGATCCCTGAGCGCCGTTGAAACCTTGAACACCATCATTACCTTGAGGACCATCATTACCTTGAGGACCATCGGGGCCTTGAGATCCTTCGTCTCCATTTACACCATCAAGTTGAACCCACTGATAAGAATCACCATCATAGTTGAAGATAAAGTGAAGACCAGTTGTCGTATCATACCAGATATCACCAGGCGTAGAACCGGAAGGTTGTTGATCAGAGACCGCAAAGGAAATGCCACGACCTTGAGAACCGGTATTACCTTGGGTTCCATCGTTACCTTGGGCTCCATCATCACCTTGAACACCATCATTACCCTGACGACCGTCGAAACCTTGAGGACCATCGGGGCCTTGAGATCCTTCATCTCCTTGAACACCATCATTACCTTGATTTCCTTGGTTACCCTGTGGTCCTTGATTTCCTTGAGGACCGGCCGGAGCAATAGCAAATCCAGTGGGTCCAGAGAAACCTTGGAATCCTTGATTACCATCGAAACCTTGGGGGCCGTCATTGCCTTGTCGTCCATCGTTACCTTGGACACCGGGACTACCCTCTTGACCTTCGTTACCTTGAACACCATCAGGGCCTTGAACTCCATCGTTACCTTGAGGTCCATCATTGCCCTGACGGCCGTCAAAACCTTGTGGTCCATCATCTCCTTGAGCGCCGTTAAAACCTTGAACCCCATCGTTACCTTGAGGTCCATCATTGCCTTGACGGCCGTCGAATCCCTGAACACCATCATTACCTTGCGGTCCATCGTTACCTTGAGCTCCCGTTCGACCAGAAGCAATAACGGCATTTGTAGCGACCCAACCACCACATGAACCCAAGAATGTAAGTTCAAGACCTATGTCAGTGTTAAACCATTTATCACCAGTTTTACTAAAAGGCGGTTCATTCTGTCCTATACTATACTTACCAGCACCAGTTGGACCACTCGGTCCCTGACTACCCAAACTACCGTCTGTACCATCTAACTGAACCCACTGATATGAGTCACCATCATAGTTAAAGATAAAATGAATACCAGTAGTATTATCATACCAGATATCACCGGGCGTGGCTCCTGATGGTTGTATACTGGAAACCGCAAAGGAAATGCCACGGCCCTGAACGCCGGTATTACCCTGTGGTCCGTCGAAACCTTGGGGACCGTCATTACCCTGACGGCCGTCGAAACCTTGTGGTCCATCACTACCTTGAACACCATCGAAACCTTGTGGTCCGTCGTGTCCTTGGAATCCACGATCACCATTATCCCCCTGTCTACCCTGATTACCTTGAGGACCGGCCGGAGCAATAGCAAATCCGGTGGGACCAGAGGGGCCCTGATTACCATCGAAACCTTGGGGTCCATCTGAACCTTGGGGTCCATCATCTCCCTGAACACCGGCACTACCTTCTGAACCTTCGTCACCTTGAGGACCATCGGGGCCTTGAGATCCTTCGTCACCTTGAACACCATCGTTGCCTTGAGGGCCATCGTTACCTTGGGCGCCATCAAATCCCTGAACGCCGTCATCGCCTTGAGGACCGTCATTGCCTTGGGGACCGTCATTGCCTTGGGAACCATCGGGGCCCTGAACACCAGCGCCTTGTGGTCCCTCTTCACCTTGAGCTCCCGTTCGACCAGAAGCAATAACGGCATTTGTAGCGACCCAACCACCACAAACGCCTAAGAAAGTAAGTTCAAGACCTATTTCTGTATTGAACCATTTATCACCGGTGAGACTATTCTCTGGTTCGTTAGCTCCGATTGTATATAAACCGGATCCCTGTCGCCCCTGAGATCCCTGATTACCTTGAGGACCGGCCGGAGCAATAGCAAATCCGGTGGGACCAGAGGGGC